GTCGCTTGAATGTTCAATAGCGTAGCCCATGTCGCGCAACACGGGCTCATACCTTGCAAACACCTCTCTTGGGTGCAAGCTAAGTTCCAAATATGCTTTGTCTAAATTGGACCTGACAAAGTCATAAGTAGTGTCTTTTGTCTTGGTATAACAACACATTTCTAAAATAGTTGTTAAATTTAGAGGGGCAACAAACCTATTCCTGGTAGGGTGCCAAAAGAAACCTCTCTGTAGAAACATACCTTCTTCAAGTTGTCTCCATGCTCCCATCTTAGAATCTTTAAATTCATCTGTATATGTCCACCCATATCTTGCATAATGCTCCTGCAAGTCTTGAGGAGTAAAGGTGAGTCTTTCTGAGACTGACATAACTTCATCATCTCCTAGAACAGTTAGTTGGAAATCATGCTCAAGATCAATTTCGGTCATATCTGAGAAAATACCTTTTTCCAAACAAATTTCAGCGACAATATAGGTTGACAATACTTGATGATCCCAAGAATTTAAAATGGCAGTCATAGGGTTTCCAGATGCCATACCCCCGACAAGTTCATATACGACATTTTTAAAAATGTGTTTAGAATTGAAGATTTCTTCAAAGAGCATTTCCCTCAATAAAGAGTGCTCATCGTTATAATACCTATTGGCTGCAGCAAGGAAACACCACATAAGTTGTCTGGTCTGGTTACCATCCCAGTTGGAAAAGTCACCAAAAGTATGCTTAGGTAACTGTTTATGACGCTTCGCGAGCAAGTGCCAATCTTCTCCATAAGCATTAACACCAATGGCAATTCCGTGGTTATTTCGACCCCGGTATATCATTCTGCAGAAGTCACCGAAGTAGGATCTTATAAGCAAACAAAGGGTTACTTCATAACCAGAGATGTAACGAAGGACTTTTCCTGCGTTCCTCCTTTCATCCTTGGGGAACACTTTAGCAGCAAAAAAAGGGCGCTTCCTTTCTTTGTACATTCTAAGGCAGGTTTCATATCTATCTCTGACTGCTAAGGCACCTGGCAGTTCAAGATCCCATTCATAGTCTCCAAACATTTTCTTCTTCGAGCCAGAAAATCCAAGTTGCTCCCAGGGCCAACCTGGCTTAGCAGATTTACTTATAGGGTTCCATGATTCATCTCCTTCAAAGCCCATTAAACTCTCTTCAAAAGTTAAAATTCTTGGGGCTCTATCTTCTCCATCTTGAGAGGAAAGGATCTTTTTGTAAACAATGGCGTTTGCAATATCGAGGAGGGGTTGATTGTAAGGAATGACAGGTTGGTTGTATTTATATCGTGATTTCTCCAATATATCTGAACCTCCTTGAGGGCACTTGCTTAAATCTGGAATCACCTTCAAAAACTTGTGACCAGTCTTTTTTAATACCTCATAGCATGGGCTTTCAATAATGTCACTTTTGTTGGCAATAAACTCTCCTTTTTTGACCACAGCCACTACATCAAAGCCATCCACTTTAACTCTGGGAACTCCTTGAGGCACCACAGGGACAGGGACTTCCTCTTCAGACTTAAAAAGAGATTCAGTGTAGGAATATTCTGAATCAGGGAGCTGTGAAAAACAATTCTTGAGGGCGTTTATACTATTGTCAATATACTCTCGAGTGACGGGCCTCGCGTAACCTTGAGTTTTTGTACCCAGTACATGTAAACCCCATAGTTTTGAAGTCTTAGAAGACTTGTCAACGACAGTTAGTAGTGAACCACAGTAACCACTGTCGACATCAGCTAAATATGTTAATGCTGTGTGTAATCTTAGAGGGTCCCAAGTACCCTCCTTCACTTCGTTCAAGTCAGAACCTGTGCAAGGATCTGGAGCTTTCCCTTCTTGCATGAATCTTGCCTTAACATTCTGAGTATGGATGACATAACAATTCGCACCATCATAAATAGGGGTTGACAAGGCACAAAGTTGATAATTCTTTTCATTAAGTATTTTCTCAGCATGTTCCTTTGTAACAAAATACTTTCTTATGTCTCTGAACGATTTTGGGTAAATCCTCTTTGGTATTGTATAGAAGCAAAAGTCTTCATTATCTTCAAAAGATGTTGTCATTTCCACAAAAGTGTCACATTCAAGTTCAATTTGATACATGCTTCCTATAGCATAAAGAGGCTTCAATATGATCTTGGCACCTTCATCTTCTTCATCAAAACAATTAATGTAATGTCTGGGACCAATCATGAGATTGCCACAAACTCCTAACAGTGAACCAATTTTGACAATTCTACCAGATTTGTACTTAAGGAGTACTAAGAGAATATTCCTATTAAAAATAGACTTAGTTATAGCTGAGCCTTGAGGATCCCCAGATTGACTAATTACTCTCCCAGCTCTTCTCTTAACTATTGTTTTATTGGACTTAGAAGATTGTTCTTTGGTGCTAGGTCTCATAACCTTAACGAGCAAAGCGACAAAACCAACACCCCCAGCTAAAGTTAGGAGCAAGGTTTTCTTTTCAGTAAGGAACTTAGGCAAGTTGCTTCTCATAACATTAAAGGCTTCGATCAAAGGACTTTTCTTTTTTACTTCAAATGTCAACTTATTGTGAAAGACATGAATTGCGCACATTAGCCTAATAATAAAGTCACTCCTCCGGTTGCAGTCAGTAGACTCCTTAAACTTGAACAAATCGGTTGGAATAAAGCTTTCAGATATTGCAGCATAGAAACTGGGCAATGAGATAGCTTCTAAATTACTAAAATTTTTAAAGTACCAAGGGAAACCTATATCCAAAACCTCTTGCCATGTGTTTTCAATACTGAGAGCTTCATACAAAGGTTTCACGCTGGAAGCCCAAATGTTTTGACTAGTCAACAAGTCTGATGGAACACTCAAATTTGCTCCTTCAACAAGAACCTCGAGGGAATCATAAAACTCAAAATCGTTATTATCAAACTCATTATTTTTAATGCCCATTTTGCGAACTAACCTGTCGATAATACCACTCTGTGGTACAGTGAGGTTCTTCCTCCTTTCTAGAGAAGCACGGGCAATCTCTCTTAAAGACTCATTGGTTTCTAAAAAGAAACCTTTGTTCTTATTATAGGTTGAAATGCACAAATCCGCAAGGTCATCAAATGTCATTTTATTGGCCCAATTCGTGATACCATTAGAGTAATCATGGACATAAAACTCCATATGTGAGAACGAGGAATCATATTTCATGTTGGAAATCTTACCAAGATCTGCAATTCTCTTACTAGGATCTTGCTCGTTGTTTTGTGAATATTCAGCAGCTGGCACACACCAAATGCCTATCATTATCCTTCGATTGAAGGCTTTAGCATCAAAAATGGATTTGATTTGAGCATCCTTTACAAAACTAGTGCAGTTCGTCGTACAAATAACAACCTGTGAAGTGAACGGTGTGTTTGCTTTATCAGCAATTGCGGACATATGTAAATTGTATGGAGCAGTATTCACAGCTCTTATGAACTCCCAAAAGGGTGAGGCAGTCGCTCCAATATAATCTACGCTCTGTCCAAAATCATCAAACAAACAAACTGGTTGATTATTGTAGCCGTCCCAGTATTCATTCTCTGTAACTCTGTTATAAAACAGTTTATTGGGATTTTTGAGATATTCCTCTCTACGATCCTCAGGAACTATATTGGCACCAATTACAGTACAAAGACTAGGGAACATGGTTGATTTACCTATACCCGGAGTGCCACCTATCATGATTGATAAGGGCTGTGGACGAAACCCTTCACTAAACAATTGCAAACCACGGCAAATATCCAATATGGGCTTAAGAGTGTTCAAATGGTATTGAATTAGCTTATAATTGTCATCATCTCTTTTACAATGCAGCCTCAAAAGATTCTCACCAGTTTTCACATGGTCTCGACACCTAATGGCAAACTCATAAGTAATGCAATTTTTATTTTTCTGGTACTCTTCTTTCGTTGAGGTTATAGTGTCGATCCACTCCCAAACCTCATAAGAACCACTACCTTTGAGCTTTAAATAGTTAGGTAAGTCACATTGTTTGCAACACCATTCTATGCAGTCAGAGATGGTTTCAATAACAAAGGTGCAAAAATCACTCACACCTTTTTTCTTTCTGTCAAAGTCTCTAACTAACCAAGGCAATTCAGACCAAGAATAATCAAGATCAACATTCTTAAAAATACTACCAGTCACTAATATACCTGCCAACTTTGAGAAAAGACTTGGGGAAATAAAATCAATCGATTGCGGAGCAACCTTTTCCCCATCTTCTTTTAATGCTCGCTTAAGCGCTTCAAAAGCACTCTTGTGAATGCCATAACCGGCAAGGATGGTAACAAAGAGAATATAAATTGATTTGGAAATATAACCATACGTGTACAAGATAGTGACTAAAATAAAGGCAACAATGCAACTTAACATTCTCTTATTATCATGGCAAAAATCAGAGGCCCAATTTTTAAAATTAGAAAAAATCTTCTTATAATTCAAACTGTCACTGGTTGATTGTATGGATTCCATCATCCCATTCAAATTAGAAAAAAGTTGAGTGACACTATTATCTGACTTTACACTGTCCAGTGAAGCACTTGTCAACTTTTGGGCTAAAGAACCATCTTTATCGGTCAGAATGGTCCCATTTATAGCACTCAACAAATCTTGTATGAGGCTAGACATGTTACTATCAAGGCCAATTTCATGGTTTATGGAAAAAATTCCCTGAGGTCTAACGCTCCTATCACCGGTTCTCGATGTAAGTGGTGTAGAAGAACGTTTTCTCTCAACATATAAAGTTAAAAAGACCCTAAGGGCATCTTTGAATTTTTGGTCCTCAATATTCTCAAGAATGATAGTCAAAATATCCATATTCTCAAATGATAACCGGTCTTCAAAAGCAGTTTCACAAAAATTGAGACACTCTTGCGCAAAGTCAAGAAAAACATCAGGGCTAAAGTCACTAGGACTGGGACCGTCAACTAATTTATCAGTAAGAGGTGTATCACTCTCCTGAACCGGGCTAGCTCCTGCTTGAGGAAAGCATCTGCCCGTTTGATCACATAACTTGTGCTCTCTAAGGAGCTTTTTTGCCGCTTCTATCGACTTTGACCTCTTTTTGTTCGTCCAATGATTGTTGAGACGAGCTACAGTGGGACACACACCCTTCTTTTTGTTTTTTCCGGGTGAGACAGGCTCCAAGCCTACAAAAGGGTCAGTTAGAAATTTATTAATATCATAAATGGTCAAAAGTTCTGAATACGGGTTCACATTTTTTTGATCCGATTTAACATTTTCATAAACAGCCAAAAGTTCAGAGTGAACACTCTTAGTTTTAACTGAGTCAGT